TCTAGAGGGATTAACAACGAAGTTGTTAGCACCCTCGATTGAACCTCCCCCAATTCAAACACTACTATATATAGACTATTTAGATATACAATATGTTGTATCTGTACAGTTATGTACTAGATATAGTGCATACAATATATAGTATGTAAACACCATGTACCTGTTTTATAAATAACTGCAGAGGGATGCCAGGTTTAAATAATTCAACACAATAATCTTGACTCATAAAAAAAATAAAAGAAATACCTTGATTAAATCCTAGATAGTGTAATGTAGATATTACAAACAAATACCTAGGAGGGTAGAAAATGAAATACACGATAACAAATAAAGATACTGGCAGATTGTTGCAGGTTGATTCTAAAGAGAAACTAGATGAAATTATATTTGCCACTCGTCATTTGACTGGCGTCAATATGGATGTCAACGAAGATAAATATGAAATAAAAGAAGCAGAGCAGACTCCTGAAGAAGTTGGGAATCTCGGTGGTTATGTAGGTGCAGCTACATTGTTACCAGGTAAAACAGAATGGGAAGACGATAATGCTTTACTTCTGCAATACCAGGGCGAACGAGCTGCCCATGTAGAAGCACTTGATAGCGTTGCCATGAGATTATTCGGTAATCAAGATTGGGGATATATATACGATAAAGGGTGGCAAAAAAATAAAAAGACAGTTGTGTACTTCATGCACGAAGATACACGAACAGGCGATATATCTACAAGCGAGGAGTATGAAGAAAATGAAGAATAAAGTTAAAAACAAGATTGACGATTCAAAACATAGCAGGAAGAAAAATCTTCTTCCTGCTTTAGACAAAGCTCTTAATGAATTAGACACCCATTCAAATTGGGTAGCTAAGAATCCTAAAGAGGTCCAATATAGTTGCTGCAGCACCTGTATATTTGGAAGCAAAGAATTTGACACACACAAAGAAAATTTAGTTGCTTACAATATCCAGGACCTGGAAGAATTTAGAAGAGTAGCTAGAGAGAACAAACAGGATTTTAGGTGGAGCGATGCCTATTATGAAGACTATGGCGAACAATCCAGAACAGGCGAATATATTTATTTGCAACATTCTGGAAAATCCCACAAGGATTATTTAAAACTGATTGAGGTCTTAAATAAGCATGGCATATTTGTGTCATGGAATTGGGATTCAGCTTACAAAATAAAAGTAATACTAAACAAATATAAGGAGGTCCTAAATGGATAATATGAAGACAGTTAGCAAACGACAAAGAACAAACTCGACTGGCTCAATGAGTCGAGCAATTACAAGCGATGGAGTAACACTTCTATATAGCTACGATACAATCGTTGGTTATGTAAAAGGCGATAGATGTGTATTGGTTAAGAGTAATACATATTCGCAAACCAGTGCTTCACACATTAATAAATACAGAGATGAGTTTGGACTGGAACCAGGCGACACATTCATCTATACTGCTTTTACTCGAAGGGCTGCAATAGATGATGTAAATATTTATGGAGGTTGGAATCACACCGAGGGAGCAGCAGGACTGCTTCCCTGGTATTTAATAGTGACACCTGCGAACTAAGCACTCCCTAGATAAGGGTGTAGGTTGGTCAAGAGCGTTTTTCATTTTCACTTCTTGACCCCTGCACCCTATTTTTTTTATCTGTTTCTCATAATATATCCTTTTGTTTTTCTATAAATTAGACTGTATGCGTTTTTTAAAAATAGAACAGGGAGGACGAGTCATTGCGAATAATTAAAATAAGGTTTACATAGTTTTGATTATGTTCTATTATTAAAGTATGGATTACATGGGAGTCAATAAATGATATACCAGGTTAGAAGTGTCAGCGTCTATGGTGGGTCGATGACATGGGAGTTTGATAACAAGCATGACGCATTATGCAAAGTTAGAGAACTAAAAGATTATGCAGGTATATTTTTAGTAAAGCTCGTTGAGTTGATACTAGAACCAACTGCATAACAAAGAAAAATAAGGAGGGTTGTATGCCACAGGCACACAAAAAATTGTTTAACTGGTTTATGGATGAACCATTGTTAGACGACTTAGACGAAGAACTGGAAGACATTCATGGCTTCCCAATAAAAGATGAGGAGGAATAATGCAAGAAGAATATATTACAAGTAAATATTGGTGGATAATTAGAACTGATATTAATTATGGATTGCCATACGATACTTTTATTAAGTGGTACAACATACCTAAATTAATTTATTGGGTTTTAAAGTTTCGCAACAAAAATTACTCATTAACTTTTACCTGGGTTGATATGGATAGCAACATAGGTGAGAGCAGTATTTTTGTATTAAGACAAGGAGGAAAATAATGCCACAACTACTTAATACAAGACTTGATAGACATATTGTATGGGATTCACAAGCGACTAACAACGAACAATTTGCTATTTATAACAAGATAGAGTTTTGGCGTTGTGATGGATGTGGAACAGAATATAGTTATCAATCAAATGCAGATTATAGAATCATTACTGATTTTAATTCTTTTGAGGGTAATTTATTATCACAATATTGTGGTAATAGATGCGAAGTACATTGGGAGATGGGCTAATGCCTAATATATTTAGCGAACCAAAAGAACTAAAAAAATGGGCTATAGCTTTAGCCAATGCGTGTGGAGGTCAAGAAGTGTCACAGTCTAGTATTAAACTAAACAGGCACAATGTAGTTAAGGTGGATGAACTATTACAACAGTTTGCAGTAGATTACAATTTTCAAATGCAAGTTATGAACGAAGTAAGAGAAGAACAAGATAAAACAAAGGAGGAAGAGTGATGTACATAATTATTGGAATCATAATATTTAGTTGGATTATGTCAGGCGTAATGGCAGACAATTATGCTTTAAGAAAAACTTATAAAGAACAACAAAGATTAGGTGCTATTGATTTAGATAGATACAATTTTGTTGTTGGTATGCTCGACATACACCAACAGAACGATTTAAAAGTGTACCTAGATGAGGAGGCAACAAATGATATTACAAATTATTGATGGAATAAGTTATGTAAATGGTGTGAAACTAGAAATAGAAACAATACCTGAATCAGATATAGCTAAAAGTTTACATATAATAAATAAAGAGATTATTGAAAAACAAAATTCTATAAATAAATTATTGCAGCAAAGAGATGAATTAATTGTACATGGTTATAATCATAATTTTTCTGCAATAACCCTAGCTAAGATTTTAAATCTTACAAGGCAAAGAATATACGATGTACTAAACAAATATAAGGAGGAATAATGGCTAAATTTAATTTAGACAATTACGAAACAGTAGAAGACAGACTTAAAAAATTTTGGAAGGATTTTCCAAAAGGTAGAATAGATTCTAATGTCGTGCATATTACAGATGATGGAACATGTGTAACAATTAGAACAGAAATATTTAAAGACATTAATGATGACAAACCAGTCACAACTGGTATAGCACAAGAAACCAAAGGTCAGGGTGGGTTTGCCAATGCTGACGCTTGGATGGAAAACTGCGAAACATCTTCTATTGGTCGTGCATTAGCTAATTGGAATTACCAGGGCAGCACAAAACCAAGACCAAGTAGAGAAGAAATGTCTAAGGTCCAGGTAGAGAAAAAACCAGTTAAAAAACCTACACAAGAAGAACAGTCTGCTATGGAAAAAGTAGTTGATGAGATGGTAAAAGAACCTGCTAAAAATGTAGGTGAGCAGCTTAATAAAATTCTTGAAGGTATGATTGAGGATGAATCTACAAGAAATAAAATTAAGACTGATGTCTATTACGAGCTAGTAGAAAACAAAATTGCTGATGAAGACATTAACAAATGGACTGATTCAAACATGGACACATTTCTTACTAGAGTCGAAGATATGATGAACAAAGATAAACCAACAGTAGAAGAAAAATCACCAATAGAAGATGTATTTGGCGATGTTAAAGAAATAAATGATATTCCAAGTGGTAAATGGGAGGGCGAACCACCTACAGAAAATCAATTAAAAACTTTTAATGGTTGTCTAGCAAGAGCTACTGATGATGGTAAAACAGATTTAGTCAAAAAAGCTAAAGATTTTTTACATAGTGGTAAAGCAAACAAAAAGAATCTATTTGATTGGATAGACACAGACGCTGACCCATGGACATTAGTAGATGGTTCATGACGAGGGCTTAGAAAAAGTTGGTGGAGGTAACTTAGATAAATTAATTGAAAAGATTAAGGCAAGATACCCTAATCATAATTTTGATATACCACCTCCACCTGATACAAAATGCAAACAAGAATACGATTGTAAGAAATTAGGAAACATTACTTACAGAGATATGGAAGGAAATATATATTGTGGAAAAAGATACAAACAAACAAAAGAAAATAACCCATATAATTGGGAATATAAAGAGTGCCATGCTCTTTTGGAAAAAGCAGAACCAGAAGACAAACAAAAAGAACTCCCCTTTTGAGAAAAATAACTATGGGTACAATGGATTAATAATTATATTTAATAAGTTAGATATAGATTTATTTAATTGGATTCAAGAAGAAACAAAGCGTGAGAGAGGTGGTATGAAATTTACGCTGCCTAACGCTGAAGGTGAATTTTATTTAGGTTGGAACGATTTTTATAATATAGATATAAAATTTATAAACACAGGTAAAAAATTTAAATCAGAAATAAGTCTTGGTGATTTTGAGTACATGCTTAAAGAAATAGAAGCACAAAGA